TGGGTCCCCCCGGGCCCTTCGATAACCGTCCCGTTTTTCAGGACCAGGCCGGTTGCGCCCAGGCTGTAATCCGCGCCGCCCGGAATTTCAATTTTCAGACCTTCCGCGGCCGCAAAGTCAATGGCGTTCTGAAATTGCAAGCCGAAGGCTTCAAAAGTCAGCGCGCCCGCGTCCCATTTGAATTCGGTTCCGGCCCCGTCATATACCAGGCCGTTTGCAAGGTCCGTGGTTCCCGCGCCGCCGCTTCCGCCGGTATTCCGCCACACGCCCGCGCCGCCGTCCCCGGCCGCGGCCCAGGCCGAAACCGCGACCGTTGTGAAAACGCTTAAGTCCTGCGCCAGGATATTTGAAACGGCAGGAACCCGAACGCCGCAAAGTTTCGAAAGGGCTTCAATCTGCTGGCTTGCCGGGGCCGTGTCCGGGGTCCCGGAAGGCACAACGCCCGAACGCAACGCCAGGCCCTGCTGCATTCCCCAAAGGTCTTTAATAACGGCCGCGGTCCACGGGGTTCCGGTTCCGTCCCCTGGGGTCGTTATGTCTTGCGGGCCCCCCTGCGGAAAGTCAGCGTCCGCGGGCGTTGTCTTTGTCGGATATAATGTCCCGGGAATTAACATTTTAAAAAGTCCCCTTTCTTTAACCGTATTGAATTATTAAACCCAGCCAAAGTTGCGCCGGTTTTATCTTTTGACAAAGGGCCTCGAATTCGTCCCGCCGGGCCGGGTCAATCGTGACCGGCTCCCCGAATGTTTCCCCGCCAATATACAAGAAAAACCGATATTTGTCCGGATCGGTTGGAAGTTTGTATTCTTTCCGGGTAAAAATAAATTCCGTATAATTGCCAGCCAGGGCCGTGGATTCCCCGGCTTCCGCCAAAGGCTCCCCCGCTAGAACTAAATAATCCGGTTCGGTGTAAGTTATGATATTAACAAGGGGATAACCGATGGGCCCGGTGGTGTCCCCCGCCAGGGCCGTGGGTTCCCCGGCTTCCGCCAAAGGTTCCCCGGCTTCCACAACGTAAAAAACCCCCGTGGAACTGTCCCGCAAAACCACGTGGGGGTCCCGCACAACCGGATCGAGCCGCGGGTACGGTGCGCCGTCCGGCTCCCACCATTCGTGAACGTAGACAGGGAACCCGGCCGCTTGAAGCGTGTCTTGAATGTACCGCGGGGACTGTCCGCCCAGGGCTTTCCAAACGCCCGCCAGCCGGTCCCGTCTTTCTTGTTCGGAAAGGTTCCCCGGCTGCAAACCCCATTGACGTTCCCATTCGTCAAGAAACCGGGTTGTTTGCGGGAAAAGGTCTAAATATATAAGGTCAAAATACAGCTTTACCGAATCCGGAAACGCGGACAGACCTTCGAAAAACTTCCGAAGCAATTTGTCCACGATAATTTGCCAAGCGCGGCCCTTCGGAAGTAATAGTTTAAATATGTTAAAAAAATACGTCATTTAAAACGAAACCGTCGCCTTTGCCTTTTCCCCTTCCCCCAAAATATAAAGCGTTACGGGCGCGCCGGATAGTTCCAATTGAACGGACGCAAAGACTCCGCCCGCGGCCTTAACTATCCCGGCAACTATCCCGCCCAGGGCCGATTCCGAAACCTGGTCTTTCCGCGGCGGGACAGACAGGCCCGGAATATAAGGTTCAAGGCCCCAGACGGCCGTTTCAACCGCTTCGGTTATATCCGCCTGGGTTTGGACAGGGTCCGGGACGTTCAAACCGAAAACTTTGACCGTGAACGCGGTTCGGGAAATGGGAAAGGTCCGGACAAAGGCCCCGGCCGGACGCCGGGACGCCAGGCCGTCTTCGTCAAGTTCTATAATATCCTGGACCGCTTGAAGCTGCGCCGCGGTTGGGATTCCGTCCGGGTCCCCGCTTGAAGCGGGCGTGGCTTCCGCGTAAACGTTCACTTCCCCGCCGTCTTCGGACGTGTAAGGGTAAATATTAATAATTCCGGCCGCTTCTTCGCCCCATAGTTCGTAATCGGCATACGCGCCGCCCTGGGGCCGTTTTTGGAATTTGTCTTGTATCCGTTGCCGGTACGCTTCCACGCTTTCTTGATTCGCCGCGGTCACAGTCTGCGCCGTTATAACCGCGTTTTTTTGGACATTCGCCAGGGGGTTGGCAAATGATACAACCGCGCCCGGCTCCAAATTGCCAAGCGCGCCCGCGCCGCCGCCCCCTGCCTGGTCCGCGGACGCCCGAATCGTAACGGACACGGTCGTCGCGTCAAGGTTCACCGTCCCGATGGTTAAATAAGTGAACCCGTTTGATTCGCCAAGCAGCGGCGTTCCGGTTGGAAGGCTCCCGGTCTGCGTGTCGACCGTAACGTCCGCGGTCATTTCCGCTTTAGTTGCGGGGGTCCGGGTGACACCCACAAGGCGGCCCCATTCGTCAAGGGGAATGACGGTCCGGCCGTTGACTTCCGTCGGCTTGTCCGAAGCGTACCGGACAAAAATTTGAAGCCAAGAAAAGCCGCCGAATTTGAAAAGGGTCACAAAGACCCCGGCAACCGCCGCGGCCAGAACGCGGTTGAACGCCTTCGGCAATAGCGGGATGGTCTGATTTAATGCCGCTTCAAGTTGCGCGACAATATTCGCGCGTATTTCCGCGGTTGTTTGGGGTTCGGGTCCCATTTACTGTGTCCCTTCTTAGGCGATAGGTCCGATGGCGGCCGCAATGCGGTCCAATGCATCCTGGACGTTTGTCGGGTCTGGGTCCGTCCAGTCCGCGCCGTTGCCGGGAGTGTAAAGAATTTCCGAAAGAATCGCTTCGTCCACCAGGGTTACATTCGCGCCGACCGTGTTTCCGTTCAACTTCGTTCCGTTCCGAAGTTGAACGGTCACATTCACGGTGGCCGCGCTGATTAATTCAACCGCGCCAGGTTCGATTGAAACATTGTCAAGAACAACCGTCGTGGCTTGCGTTGACGCGCTCTCCGTAATAAATCCGGCCTGGGCGGAAATAAAACCGCCACGGATAGTAACCGTCCGCGCCCCCAAGGTGTTTTGAAGGTCCCATTTCCATTTCTTAAAAAATACGTTATACATCCCGATTTCATCGGAAGGCATCGGAAGGATTTGCAAATGGGAACCGGTGTCATACCACGCGCCGCCGTTTATGACAAACCGCTGCGTTACTAGCGCATTAGAATCGATAAAATTCACAATGCCGGGGGGGCCCGCGGCCGGTGGACTCACAAATTGAACGTCGTCAAAAGTCAAATGTCGAATTTGTCCGCCGTCATTTTCCAAAAGATACGGGCCGTTAACGCCGTAAATTCCGATATTTGCAAAACTCAAAAGAAGGACTTCATTCGCCGCGGAAACTTTAGCGAAATTGTTTCCAGCAGACATATCGATATTTCCGCCAGAACCCAGCAGAACGTTTCCTTCGGGTCCATCTGAATACCGGACGCATGGGGCCTCGCCCCGTACCCGGTAAGAAGACCGGCTGCCCCCGACAAGAACCGCGGTCGCTGAAACGCTTTGGATTTTGGGGTGGACCCGAACCGTTCCCGGCGATTGAATAGATAAAGTCAGCGCGCCCTGATTCGCCCCTAAATATTCCAGCGCCTCTTTTATTTTTGGGTAACGTTCCCCGTCCGTTGCGGCCGCTAAACTCGAATCGGCGTCAAGTACGCTTCCGGGCGTATATCCCCCCGCGTCAACGGACAAATCATTTCCGTCAATAACGACCGCGCCGTTTATCTGCGCGCCGCCCAGGGCCGTCTTGCGAATTTCAATTGTGGTGGTCCCGGCCGCCGGGGCGTTGACATAGTCCGAAGCGCCGCCGCTTGCGTCTTGAACGTCACAGTCAACGAGCCGAACGGTGCAATCGTCATTCAAATTTGACACGTCAAAGAAAGGCCGGGACGCCGCGGCATTCGGCAACCGGCGGCAGCCGTAAAGATTGAAGACCCGACGGCCCGCCGTGTCCCCGGTCTGCAGCCGAACCCCCTGGGCAGGATTGTCCGCGTTAAAGTCACAGTCCACGAAAGTGTCCCCGTGGGTCTGCACCAAATGCGCCGCGCCTTCGAAGAAACAACGGAAGAAAATATTATTCGCGCCCCCCGTGTCCCCGTAAATCTGCCCGGCCGCGCCTAGCTCAAACGCGACCTCGTTGAAATATGCGCCGTTCCCGGACAGGCCCAGGACCGCCGTTCCGCCGTCCAAAGTGATGTGGACATTCGAAACCAAAACCGGCGTGGATATTTCGTCAAACAGATACCCAGACGAAACTTTAAGCCGCGTTCCGGGCGTTGCGGTCCAGGTCTGGTTAATCTGTTTTGACTGGCCGCGGATTGTCAGCCGGGGAACGCCCGAAATGTCAAGGCCGGACACGTCCCAAACGCCCGCGCCGAATTCAAGAACCCAGGGGTCGTTTTCGGACGGGGACTGCGCCAGGATATAATCCAGGGCCTCTTGCGGGTCCGCATAGACCTGGCCGGGAAGGTCTTCGGTCAATCCGGCCCGAAGTTTGACCACATTCGAAGCGGTCCAGGCCGCGTCTTGAACGTTTTTCGCCAAAACTTCCAGGGCCTTTTCTAGTTCGTCAAGTTTGATTTTTTTGACGATGTCGGAGTCGTTCGGGTCTTGAAGGGCCAAAATTTCCAGGCCGTCAAGCTGTGCCGCTAATTCTTCGGGAAGGTCTTTAAATTGTACCATTTTAAAATCCCCTTTTTAAATTTCTAGCGGGTCCCCGCCTTCGGTTTCAAGCGGGTCGCC